CTTTTTTATCTTTTTGATTGTTGCCGGCGATAATTCTCTCCAGCAAATCGTTGCGACTCAACACCATGCCTTGTGCTGTTTGCACAGTGGCTTCGGGTTCTTTGTCCGTTTGTTGTTGATCCAATCTGGCTTTTTTAAGTTGCAAATCGATCATTTTTAACTTTTTGTCTAGTTTGGCTGTTTTGGCTGTGATGGCATGTCCCAGCATGTTGCTGGCCACACTGAATATTTCACTTGCAAATCGGCTGTCAACTTGCATGCCCAAATCCATCAAATCTTTGTAACTGCCAGTGGCAAGTCCAGCAAGTTCATCCATTTCGGTATCTGTGGCTTCTAGTCCACGCACCGCGGGCAGGGCCGCATCGATCTTGTCGATGGCTTCATCTATGGTGGCCAGTGTTGCACGGTTGTCGGGCAAACTGGGAACCGCAGTATCTATTTCTTCCTGTGTGGGGGGTAAATCAAAAAGTTGTTCAAGTTTACGAGTCATGCCATATTTAGTGGCTACTTGGACCCGTTCCTAAACATATCGTCTTCAGTGATGACTCTGAAAGTCAAGCCTTGATTCTTGCACCATTTGGTAGCGGCGTCCCATTTGGCATAGTTGACTGCTACCACAGCACGGTCTCTTGGATTCATGCCTTCTTTCAAAGCACTTTGTCCTTTGGGTTTGATCTCTATAAGTTCTGCTTTTAGTGTGTTATTTCTAGTGCGGTAAGTGATCAAAAAATCCGGCACATAATTGGTCATTTTACCGGTCAGCGGATGCCTATAAGGTATGCGTACACTTTCGCTGGCCCATTGCATGATGTTGTCATTGGTGTCAAGGAATCGCATGAAACTGTGTTCCCATCCTGACCTGTAGCGTGGCGAACCACTGCCCACATACTTAGACTGGTTGAGTATTTGATAAACGCCTTGTGCCCATTTGCTCATTGTAACACAGTTCTGGCTGCATAAAAATTAGGCACAGGTTGTGCATTCACGCCCAACAGCGTGGCACGACTGCGAATATTGTTGAGATAGTAGGCCATGTTCACGGTCAGGTCCAGGCCGCTTTGTCCTTGGAATGTGTCCAACAAAGTCAATGCAGGTATGCCTGTAATGCTGGCCACTCGAAACAAACTCACAGTAAAGTTACCGGCAGTTTTGTTATCGGCCATCACAGTTTTAAAGAAACTGTACACAATGTCGTATTCGGCCGCAGGAACGTTTGCGTTGTAAGAATAAAACTCATCGTAAATCCTGACTGTGAGATCTACGTTGTCGTTAGCATAGTTAACTGTTGTTCCTGTTGCCATAGTATTATAAAGGTGGAGTTAGTTGTTGGTTGGCGGTACGAATAGATGTCTGTACCGGGAATACCCAGCCGTCAGCTTTGTTTATTACGCTTCGAACTGAAGACGGAGTCACTTGTTGATTCACAATGTCTCTGCCCAGTGCAACTGCTTCTGATTGCACAATGCTTCGCAAGTTCTTGCCTTTGAATGTGTTGTATGCAGTACCGGCTTTTTGTGCGGCACCAATTAGACCGGCAACTGAACCGCTTTCAAGGTCTGCCAATATACCTTCACCAGTACTGAGCAAGCCGCCTTGGCCGCCGATTGTGGCTGTGCTACCTGGTCGAGAAATAGCACTGGGTGTGGTATCGTAGTGAGGAACAATTGGCCAGTTTACGTTGGCATCTGGTTTGCCCAGTGCACCTGAATAGTATTTCACAGTTTCGTAAGCAATGGTCATGGAGTTTTGCATGACACCGCCGCCTTGTGCATAGTCATATTGATCATGATTCCAGTTGGTAATTATAGGATTGACCAAGATGTATCTTGCATACTTGTGTTGATCAAATCCATATATTTCAATGTCTTGAAAAAACGGAGGCTTACCGCTGGGAGTGTTGGCAAGGTCCAGATAACTTTCGCCGATGAAACCCCAGTCGTTTACGTTGCCCACACGTTCTGCAGAATAGATATCTCTAGTGGGATAAGAGAATCCATTTTGCTTTTGTTGTATTTGTCCTATGCTACCATTAGTGGTAGGAACATTGGGCACATACTGCTGTGAAGGGTCACGATAGTAGTAAGAATAGTATTGATACCAAAGATTTCGAATGTTGTCGCCGCCATCATCTTGAAACGTCACATTCACTGGTTCGTAATTGAGTTTAGTCTGCACCACACGTTTACGATTGTATTGATTCAGCGTATGTGTGTCTATTTTGTATTTGGGAAGATCAACTGTCTTGACTGCTAGGCTAAGGTTGTCAATGTTTTCAGGAAGAAATATTTTGGCAGCTTGAAGTTTGCCAATTATGTCATTGTTGATATTGAACTTGACGTGGAATAAAAACTTAAAACGAGGTTTAAGTTCGTAGTAGTTGGTTCGAAAGGTTTTACTTGCGTGAGTATAATCACGCAGACTATTGACTTCAGTAAAACCTTTGAGGAAATCTTGACCCCAGCTGGACATAATTTATGTCCCGTTAGGCACCAGCACCAACACCTGTTACAGAACCTGCTACTGTACGACCCACGCCTGTCAAGATAGACGAACCAACGCCGCCTGGCTTGCCACTGTTGCCAGTTTGGTTAGCGTTGTCATAAGCGATAGTCAAGGTAATTGCCACAGCTTCGTTGGTACCATAGTTCATTGGACCGTAATCTGCACCTTTGAGATAGCAACCATACAATTCCCATGTCTCTAACACAACAGGAACATTGGCACCATTGCCGCCATCTAGGATATCTAGTCTTGTCAAGAACTTGTAGTCGATGCCAGAAGCAGCACTACTCATTTCCAAGAAGTCCAATTGCTTTTGGAATTGTTCGCCGACCAACTTGCTGACGTTGCCGCCAGCATCATCACGAATTTCAACTGCAATATCTGCCCAGGTATGTTTACCGGCCAACTTCATTGTTGAATTGTAGATAGGCAATGCTATTTCTTCAAATGTCAAATTGGGTCTTGCAAAACTAACAACTTGCTTGGTTAATTCTGTAGTTTGAGCACTCACGCCAAAGTTCTGAAATTCCGCTCTAAAACGGTATCTCAATTTTGGCATTAACAAGCCTTGTGTGCTTGCACTTTGGTCGCTGGCCAAAGGTACTGTCATGTTGTTTAGTGATGAAGATGGCATCTTATAATCTCTCCTGTTACTTTTATTTACCTGTAATCATATTCAAAAAATAGGGCTCTGGGCCCTATTTTTATAAGCCTGCGGCAATGGCTCCTGTGTTCTTGATACGCAATGGAATGTAGATGAATTCGATTGCCTTCACAGGTTCAATAGCAATATCAACCCAAAGTTCATTACGATCAATGCGAGCCGGTGTGTTATTACTCAAATCACACACAACCAAGTAGTCATACAATGCACGTTTGGCAACCAAGTCAATCATCAAACTGTTGATTGTGTTGGTGATCTGATTACGAGTGATTTGATCATTGGGTTCAAACAAGTACAGTTTGCCAATTTCTTCAAGTCGTCCACGCAAGAATGCAACCAATCGTGCAACGTTGATACGATCCAGTGCCGTAGTAGTTGCAGTTGATGTTTTGTTACCGAAGTTGGTAATACCAACTCCAGGAATAAACGTAATTGGGTTCACATTGTTTGTGTACAGCACATCACGCAAGCCTTGGTTCACGCTGAGTGGTCGGAACTCACCTGTGGCTGAATCAATATAGCCCAGTTGTGTAGCATTGTCAACCACGCCGCGACGTGTACCAGCAGGTGCTAGCCATGGATAACTCACTTCGTCACTACGAATAATAGTACGAACCATCATGTGACTTGGTGCTGTGACCACTGTTCCGCCGTCCAAGTTAGTTGTTGTACAACTTGGATAGAATGTGGCGGCATAATTGCTGGTTGCAATTTGACCGTCTTCTGTTGCAAAGCCCAAGCCACCGTTGTTGTTTGCCCAAGCAGCCAACGCAGTGCCGTTGCCAGGCAATCTCATTGGAGTATCACCGATCACAAACAATGTGTTGTTACGCTCATTGCTGAGTGCAATCATGTTGGGGATCAATTCAGGGTAAGCAGGAGTTGCAATCAGTGTAAACAATGCTGTGTCTTCTCTTGCACCCAGGCTGGTGTCAATACCACTCTTCATGGCTTTGACAATCATGTGTCGTTGTGCTTGGCGTCCAGCATACATAGAACCATCAGCCCGGTTACCGGATGCAGATACCCAGGTATAACTGTACTCAGGCAAGTTCATATCATTGGTAGGATCAGCAGGATTGTATGCTCCAGCGTCTGGATAATTGGCTTGTGTGAAATAGCCTGTTGTGAATTCTTTTACATTGTATCCAGAACGACGTGTGTTCCATAGCAACATACCTTCAGGATAAAGTGCAGGATCAGGTGCGTCAAGATCAACATAGTCACTGGTGATCAACGGAAGTGATCCAGATGCAACAGGAGGAATTGGATCACTAACTGGGTTAGTAGCACCGCTGGCACCCCAACGTGTGTCAGCAAACAAAATACCATTCTGTGTGGTTTGATCAGCAGTATCAACAGATACCCATTGATCTGTTCCGCTGACTTGTTGCCAACGATACAGTTTAGGATAGTTTTCCAAATCGCTGGTGTCGATCCACAAATCACCATACTGCAATGATGATTGTGCATCATTGGTTTGTGTAGTAGGTGCTGTGGCTGCAAAAATAGGACCAGTAGCATTGGTAAGAGTTAAATTATAACCGCGAACATCATTGTTCACGTTTTGGTAACCCATCCACATGCCGTTGTCCATGATCATGATGTCAGCAGATCCTGTACCTGCGGCACTGTAATACCACATTTGTCCATTAGGTGGATTTTGATCAGGTGCTGTGGCACTTGCAGTATATGTAAACTCTGGTTCGTCGACCCAGTTACTGATAACCATTTGGTTGATATTGATGAAACCAGGTTGCACAAATGGAGTGTCGCCTGTGAATCCGGCTATGGTAATTGGTGTGCCGCTTATGGGAGTTAAAAGTATGTTGCCGCCTTGGCTGTGTGTAAACACAATTGCACCACTGCTGTCAACTGTGGCTGACACATAAGGAACATCAGCGGCACTGACCGCAGCCACAAAATCAGCGACTGTACCAGTACCACCGATAGTGGCTGTACCAGCATTAAGAGTTGAACTGCCAGCAGCGGTACCCTGGACGGTGAAACTGCTACCAACAGCAAATGGAGTTTGAGTTGATGTAAAGGTTTCAGTACCAGTCGCTATAGTCTGACCAAATGCGGCTCTTTCGCATAGTTTGAGTCCTGCTGTGATGTTGGGGCCGTACAACCATTGGTTGGGATTGATAAGGCCTATTGTGGTTCCGACTGGGATATTTTTTCCGCCACCGCTGGGGTCAAGAGCATAAGTGGCACTGGTGAAACTTTGATAAATGGTGGTATTCTGTGCCACCCAGTCAGCCAGTGCTGTGTTCCAAACTTTGAACTTCAAGTTTATTCCATTGTTTGCAGCACTCATGTTTTGCCAAACAGATCCTGTGGGTGCTGGATACTGCTGTGTGCTACCCCAGCGAGGTGCCCCGTAACTGTATGCAGGGAAATAACTTGGAGCATAGTAAGAGCCAGCACTGATACCAAGTGCTGTTAACAACGCGGCACCAAGATTGGGACCGGATTCGATCAAAACACCAGGGGTCGAAGCAGGATCGGTAGCGTCCGAATCACTATAAAGAGCTAGTTGTCCGTTAACAGAGGCAGCTATCACGCCTGCAATCGCGGCTGTGTTAATAACATTGACAAATCCTGCCACAGTATTGGTTGCATCAACAGCAACTAATGTTCCGTTGATGTACATGTTGGCACCAATAGTCAATGATGTTGGTGCATTTGTACCGGTCAATGTAGGCCAAGACTGTTGCCATTCTGTACTGCCAACAAGTACCCACATGTTGTCAGTATTTTTAAAGTACTGAGGAATGTGTGGATCATCTTGGTGGCCTGCAGGCAATGCAACCACTGCATAGTCACCAATACTGCCAATGCTGGCCAATGGTGTGTAATCGTTAGTAGCGTAATCTACAACATTGTTGGTGTCAGTGATAACAATAGGAGTAATAACTGTAAATGTACCTGTGGTTGCATTCCATTGTTGGATGCCCCAAAGTGAGGTAGATGTGTCTAACCAGTATGTGCCGTTGGCGGCTTCGCCTACTGGGCGTGTTAAACTGGCAGTGAGTTCTGTTAGGTTGATATCAACACGTTGGATATAAGCACGATTACTGATTCCCAAACTGCTATAAGCAGCCAACAGTCCATATTCGTTCAATTCGTAACCATTGATAGGAGTACCAGTAGTGGTACTGTAAAAGAAAGGATTACCAAATGTGGCAGTTAAATCACGCTGACTGGTGATTAAATACGTTTTGTTTGCGTTGGCGGCTGTGGTACCAGCTGCTACTCCAACTCCTGCACCTGACACTTTGTTTTGTGCAGTTGCA